GCGCATCCAGGGTGTCTATGGCTTCACGCCAACGCCCATTCAAGTAACCCAGGCAACAGTGATTCAGGCGTCAAGAATTTTCAAGCGTCTCGACTCGCCGCTCGGTGTTGCAGGCTTCGGAGAACTCGGCGCCATCCGCGTAGGCAAGGTTGACCCTGATGTTGCCATGCTCATTCGCCCATTCAAAAAGATTGCGGCAAACTAATGGCAGACGTTTCCGCGCTACGAGCTGGCATTGCCACCAACTTGGCAACCGTGTCAGGTTTGCGCACCGCGGCAACAGTGCCCGACCAGATCAACCCACCAGTTGCCGTGGTCATGCCCACGTCCATTACTTACGACACCGCCTTTGCACGCAGCGGCGGTGATGAATACGAGTTCAGCGTCATGGTTATTGTTGGCCGTGTTGATGAACGGATGGCGCAGAATAAGTTGGACGCATACTGTTCAGGCAGTGGCGCGCAAAGCATCAAAGCGGCCATCCAATCCAATAGAACTCTCGGCGGTCAAGCCTTTGACTGTCGGGTAACATCCCTGCGCAATTACAACCAAATCAGCGTTGCTGATGTCACTTACCTAGCGGCGGAATTCGTCGTTCAGGTCTACGCATAAGGAGAGCCAAACATGGCAAAATATGTTGTTCAGAATCCCGTGGTGGTTTTCGCTGGCGGAACCATCAGCGCAAACGTTGCACAAGCCACAATCGCATTAGAAGCAGACGATATTGAGGTGACCAGTTTTTCAAGCAATGGCTACAGGGACAGAATCGGCGGGTTGAAATCCGGCACATTGTCGATGGAACTTCACCAAGACTTTGCATTAGGTTCCATTGATGCAGCATTTTTCAACAACCTTGGTGGAACCGCTGCTGTTGCAATCCGACCAGCAGGAACTGCTGCCGCAGGATCTGCCAGCCCGAGCTATGAATTTGCTGTGCTTGTTTCAGAATATAGCCCAATCGATTCAGCAGTTGGGGATCTCGCTACATTTTCCGTGTCGTTCCCAATCACTGGTGCTGTAACTCGCGGCACCGGCGCCTAGTTCTAATTCAAACCATTCCACCTACGCAAGGGAGTCCTGCAATGAAAATGAACGCAAAAGTTGAATACGCTGACGGGTCGGTCGCAGACGTTGTTATATCTGCGCCCGACTTTGTCGCGTTTGAAACAAAGTACGACCGCAGTGTTGCGCGGTTTGCAACAGAGATCAAGTTCACTGACATCTGTTGGTTGGCTTGGCATCGGTTGCATCGTGACAAAAAGGCTGGCGAGTTCGAGCCTTGGTTGGAAACCATTGACGGCGTGAACCTTGAGGAATCTGAGGACATCGTCCCTTTGGACAAGACAGCGCCCACTTCCTGATTGCGCACCTGTCTTTTGAATATCACATTGCGCCAGCGCAGTTGTTGCAAGAAAGTCCACGCATGTTGTGGACCATGCAAAAGTATTTGCGCTGGCGCAACATTCAGGAACGTAACGCGCAGAGGAGTTGACGGTGAAAGTTGAAGTTACTGGCGCCGCTGCAAAGATTGACGCCTTGTTTCGTTTTGACAAAGACGTCTGGGCTGGTATTCAAAAGGGCGTCAAGGATGCCGCGAACGAAGTTGTCACTGATGCACAAAGGCGCATCCCATCTTACGGCGTGAGTGGCACATCTGGCACTGGTGGCTGGGGTGGCTGGATTGCAAAAAAAGACGGGCGTGACCTTTCTTTTGATCAAGGCAAAATCCGCAAGAACATCAAGCCACGGTTCAAATCACAAATGAAAAGCGGCGTGCGCGTGGTCAAAGGTCAAGCCGTCAACATGAGTCCTGCCGGTGCAATATATATGTTGGCCGGATCAAAGAACAAGTCACTTCACAGGTTCAACAGTATTATCAAAAGACAGCACGGCAACGGCCCTTGGCCTCGGGCAATGACCCCGGCGTACTACGCCAAAGGCCCAGAGGCTGCAAAAGAAATCGGCAGGATTATTGAGCAAGCCGTCAACGAAGTCAACCGAGCATAGGAGACAATTATGGCTGCCAAGGCAATCAATGTCTCCATCAAGGGTGACTACAATGACAAAGACATCAAACGTGCAATGTCTGACTTGCAGAAACTGCAAAACGCTTCCATGTCAATGGGCGGCAAGATGCAAGTCGTTGGCGAGCAAATGCAGTCGATGGGTGACAACATTGGCAAAGTAGGCAAATCAATGACCCTTGGTTTGACCTTGCCTCTTGTTGGCGTTGGCGTTGCGGCAATTGCTGTGCAAAAGGATTTTGACGTTGCAATGAAGTCATTGCAAGTCAATGCCAATGCATCGGCTGCTGACTTGGAACGTCTTTCCGAGTTGGCAAAGAAAATGGGCGCAGATACTGTGTTCTCAGCTGGTGAAGCCGCTGATGCCATGCTTGAATTGAGCAAGGGTGGACTCGGTATTGCAGCAATTGAAGGCGGCGCACTTGCCGCCACAATGAACTTGGCAGCCACGGAAAGCATCGGACTTGCTGAAGCCGGCGGCATTGTTGTCAACAGCATGAACCAATTCGGTATTGCTGCTGCTGACTCGGCCAAGGTTGCGGATATTCTTGCCGCTGGCGCTGTTGCATCAACTGCTGGCGTCACCGACCTTGCGAGTGGTTTGAAGTTCGTTGGAACAACCGCCAAGCAATTCGGTTTCAGCATTGGCGAATCAGTGACCGCCCTTGCTGCGTTGAATAACGCTGGCATTGATTCCACCACCGCCGGCACGTCTTTGAACAGGTTCATGCTTGGCTTGATTGGGACAACTCCAAAAGCCAGCAAAACAATTGAAAAGTTGGGTTTAAATTTCAAAGACGCAACTGGCGAACTTTTGCCAATGGACAAGATTCTCAAAGTTTTGCAAGACAACCTTTCCAATCTTTCGGCGCCAGCGCGTGCCCAAGCATTGAAAAACATTTTCGGCGTTGAGGGAATGAGAGCCGCCAACGTTCTTTTGGAACTTGGTTCCAAGGGCTTTTCTAACCTGGGTGATCAAGTCAACAAGTCAGGCGTTGCTGCTGAACTTGCCAACGCTCGCATGTCTGGAGTCGCTGGGGCCCTTGAACAACTCAAAGGATCGGCGGAAACTGCTGCCCTTGAGATTGGCGAGGTTCTTGCGCCGTTCATCACGCAATTGTCAAATGGCATCAAAACTTTGGTGGACAGATTCACTGCGTTGCCTGCATCAATGCAAAGTGTCATTGTGGGCATCGGGGTCATTGCCGCAGCCATAGGCCCGCTGTTGTTGGTGGTCGGCAAACTTGTGTCAGTGTCTGGCCTTTTGATAACCGCCCTAGGTGGCATCACCATTGCTGGCTCAATCCTTGCCATCAAAGTCATTGCCGTTGTCGCCGTGTTGGCAGCGATAGCGTTGGCGTTCAAATACGCCTATGACAACTCAGAACCATTGCGCAAGGCTGTCGCCAACTTGTCAACCACATTGCAGCACGTTTTCAACGTGATCAAAAACAGCGTGCTAGGTGCGTTCAATTCTCTGAACTCAAGTGTGGGCAAATCCACAACGGCGTTCACACTCGTTGGCAACTACATCAAAGCATTTTTCACAGTGTATGTCACTTACCTCACTGGCATCATCAAGGCATTGGGCATGGCCTTTGAAGTTACCATGAAGGCGTTCGAGATTGGCTTCACCATTTTGAGAATGGGCGCCAACATTATTCGCGGCGTTCTCGTTGCATCCTTTGACATTCTGATGAACAAGCTGGGGCCAATATCTGGGAGGTTCCGCGCAGTAGCCGAAGGTGTCAAGGCAGCCTTTGGCGCCATCGCTGGCTTTGTGAGCATGGCGTTCAATAACGTGGGCAAAATTGTTGAAGGCTTTGTAAACTTTGCAATCGACAGAATCAATGTGTTGATTCGTGCCTACAATGCCATCCCACTTATTGACGATGTTGCCGAGATCACTGCTTTTAGTTTCAGTAACTTGGCAAGTGCCACCACAAGCGTTGCCACTGGTGCAGACTTGGCCGCCACCGCTGTTGATGGTTTCGCAACCAAGGCCGGACGCGCCAACCTTGCCACTGAAAACACCGCTATTGCGGCTAAGGTTGCAGCCACTTCCCTTGACGGCCTTGGCGATTCAGCAGATGATACTGGTGGCAAGACTGAAAAGGCCAGCGAGAAAACCAAGAAGTTCAAAGAGGAATTGAATCGCCTGACCGAGGCTTTGAAAGACAGCATCCAAAAGGCCAAGGATTACGCCACCGGCATCAGTGACAGTTTTGTTGGCATGTTGAGCCTGAGTGATGCCTTTGATTCTTTTACCGAACGGCAAACCAAGGTCGCTGAAACACTGGCGGCGTTGACTAAGTTCCAATCTGAAATCCAAGGCCAGGCAACTGAGGATCAGAAAGCCAACTTGCTGTCATTGCAAAAGGCTTATCAAGACGCCTCAACCGATGCCGCCAATGGCGCCCAGTCCATTGTTGAGGAGTTTGTTAACCAAGGCAAGAAACTTGCCGAGTTCACTACCAACATGAACTTGTTGTTGAGCAAGGGTCTAAGTCGTCAAGCCTTTGAAACCATCATTGCTGCCGGCGCCGACCGTGGTGCCAACATTGCTGACGCCTTAGCGCAAGGCAACATTGACGCCAACATTGCCAATGTCAACGCTGTCTACACATCTGTGGCCGCTATGGGTCAACAGGTCGGCAACCAAGCATCAGGCAACTTTATGATGCAGGGTGTTGTGCTGGCGCAATCAATGCTGGTCGGACTTATCAAAGAGTTCATGCCTGCTGGCAAAAAGCGGCGTGAGTTGTTGGATGCAATCAACGGCATGGTGTCCGAGGCTGTTGGCTCAATGGCTGCAATTACCAACGTGCCAGCGCCATCGTTTGCACCTAGCGGCGGTGCTGCACCCTTTACGGCGCCATCAGGGGAAAATCAATTATTCACGATGAGCGATGCAGAGGCGGCAGCCGTTCTCAGCGGCCTTACTAACTTGGTGCCTGCTGGCTTCGATCCCTTTGCTGGCATCCCATTCTTTGCCAAGGGCGGCATTGTCACAAGTCCAATGTTGGGCATGGTTGGCGAGGCTGGCCCTGAGGCAATCATTCCACTCAACCGCGCCGGCGGCATTGGCTCCACAACGATCAACCTCACTGTCAACGCTGGCATGGGCGCTGATGGCACCCAGGTTGGTGAACAGATTGTGAGCGCGTTGCGGCAGTATCAGCGGCGCAATGGTGCGCTGCCGTTGACGGTGGCGTAATGCAGCCCACGGTTCGCATTGCCTTTGACTTGTCTTTGGCCGGTGCCGGTAACTTTTTCACCCTTGACGATACAACTAAAGGCGAGCTGGACAATGCCACGTTCCTGTTGGCTGGTGAAGTCTTTGAGGATGTCTCTGACGATGTGCGGTCGGTGTCGGTGCGCCGTGGCCGTTCGCGTGAGTTGACGGCGTTCACGGCAGGCCAAGCCTCTGTGGTGTTAGACAACCGTGCGCGGTTGTATGACCCAACGGCAGGCACGGCGGTGTCGCCGTATGCGCCATCGATTCTGCCACGCAAGGCGTTGTCCATCGAGGTTGGTGGGCAGGCATTGTTCACCGGCATTGTTGAGGACTGGGACTTACAATTTTCCCTTGACGGTGATGCCACGACTACCGCCAAAGGCACTGACGGTTTCACCCTATTAGCTGGGGAAACAATCACGGCAGGGACGGCAACGGCGCAAGCCTCAGGTGCTCGAGTTTCTGCCATTCTCACTGACGTTTCCTGGCCTATTGGCAAGCGGCGCATTGACACTGGTGTTGCATCCTTGGGCGCTGACGTCATTGCGGACAACACCACCGCCCTGTCGTATTTGCAGACCATTGATGTGTCTGAAGGTGGCGCGTTATTCATTGCCAAAGATGGCGTCCTTGAGTTTCTTGAGCGTCCAACTTCCCAAGCGGCGCCGACAGTGTTTTTCAAAGATGACGGCACCGGCGTTCCCTTCTCTGATATATCACTGGAGTTTGGCACTGAGTCGTTGTTCACGCAAGTCTCAGTGCAATACGTTGGCGGCACCGCCATTGCCACCGCTGGCAACGCTGCGGTCAACAATTACGGGCTGACCGTGTTGGACATCAAGACACTGTTGGCCGATGTTGACGAGGCGCAAGACATTGCAGACTTTTATTTGTTCCGGTATTCCGAGCCACAGGTACGGGTCAACGGTCTTGAGGTTCGCATCAACGCCCTCACACTGGCACAACAAGCACAGGTGCTTGGCTTGGAATTGGGCACGCCTGTGGGCATTGTGTTCACACCGCAGGGTATCGGTTCACCGATTGAACGCAGCGTGGTTGTTGACCAGATCGAGCACAACATCACGCCCGCTGATCATTCAGTGCGGTTCAACTTCTCAGAGACTTTGACCGCGTTTGTTCTTGACCTTGATCAACTTGACGATGGCCGGCTCGGATTCTAACTAAGGGAGTGACATGCCACCAAGTGGTTTCAAAGTGTTCACGGCTGGGGATGTTCTCACAGCTGCTGATGTTAACAATTACATAATGCAACAGCAGGTGTGTGTGTTTGCTTCCGCTGCTGCGCGTGGCAGTGCTATCGCTTCACCCAACGAGGGTCAGTTTGCTTTCTTGAAAGACACTGACACCTTGACATTCTATGACGGAACAGATTGGACGGATTTCTGATGGCTGCTGGCGGTTTCAAAACATTCACGGCTGGTGACGTTCTCACTGCGGCTGACACTAATGACTATTTGATGCAAGGCATTTTGGTGTTTGCATCATCGGCGGCGCGTGGGTCGGCTATTGCATCGCCAGTGGAAGGCATGTTTTCGTTTTTGAAAGACACCGACACGACCGAGGTATATGACGGTACCGACTGGGTAGAGACCGGCGGCGCCATCGGTGGCGCAGCAATCAGCAGCCCCGCACCAACAGGGAATTACAGTTCTGGTGGAGTGACCTACGATTATTGGACTTTCAATTCAAGTTCGTCAATCACTGTGTCAACTGCTGGACTGGCTGACGTGCTCGTTGTGGGTGGCGGTGGAGGCGGTGGCTTTGGTAGGGGCGGCGGAGGCGGGGCAGGTGGCTATTTTGAATCTTTGCAACTTTACATAAAAAGCGGAACTACTACTGTCACCATCGGTGGAGGTGGCGCTGGTGGTTCTAGCAGCGACTTCCTTGGAAGTAACGGAAGCAGCAGTGCTTTGGGCCAATTTCCTGGAATTGGCGGCGGCGGTGGTGGCTCAGAAAATACTAGGAATGGCGCAGTTGGCGGTTCGGGTGGAGGTGCATCTTCGGGCAACAGTGTTTCAGGTACTGGCGGATCGTCAATTCTTCAAGGGATTCAAGGAGAGCAAGGTTTTCGTGGTGGAAACTTTACTGGTGCTGCAAATCCAAACAACGCTGGCGCTGGTGGCGGTGGAGCATCTGCACAAGGGGTAGATGGCAGCAGTTCCATAAACGGCACTAACGGAGGAGCGGGAAAGGCTAATTCGTTTACTGGTTCATCCGTTACTTACGCCGGTGGTGGTGGGGGCGGTTCTAGGTTTGCTTCTGGAAGTGGTGGATCTGGCGGAACTGGCGGCGGGGGTAGTGGTTCGACAAGTGCAACCGGTGGTGCTGGCACTGCCAACACAGGCGGTGGGGGCGGTGGCCGTGGAGCAAATACCGCTGGCTCCGCAGGCGCAGGCGGATCTGGCGTAGTCATCCTCCGGGTTGCACGACCTTACACACCTGTGGCTGGTTTCGCTGCACTTGGTGGCACAGCGACTGGCACTTACACCTCTGGTGGTGCCACATACGCTTACTACACTTTCAATTCGTCA